CGACCTGGATCAGTCCGAAATCGACGCAGACACCTGCGCCGATTGCGGGCAACCACTGAACTTGCAACAGTCAGTGGCGATCGAGATCACGACGGTCCCTGCTGCATCGGGAGCGACTATGTAAGGAACAGAGATGAATTGGTCAGACGCACTTAAAGCGGTTATCCCCATCGTGGTCATGTCCCTGGCATGGCTGCTAGGTCAAGTCAACAGCTTTTCTGAGCGCCTGACCAAGATCGAAGGCCAAATGCCGGCCTTGATCACCAAAGAGGGCGTCCCTACGGACAGCCCTATCTCTGCCGAGCGCCGAGCGCTACAAAAAGAGCAGTTGATGACACACATCAACGAGCTGCAAGTCAAAGTCAGGCTCCTCGAAGAGCGTGAAAAGCTGGGGAAGAAATAATGCCTATCCCAGCACTGCTTGCACCCCTCCTGTCCCAGGGCCTGAGCCTGATTGGCAATGCCGTCATGGCTAAGGGTAAAGACTGGGTTGAGGAAAAAACCGGCGTCAAGATTGAGCCCAACATGTCCGACAAGGACCTTCTCACGCTCAAGCAGTACGAGATGGACCATGAGGAGGAGCTCCTGCGCCTTCGCATCGAGGACAACAAGCTCGACCTGGAAGCCTTCAAAGAGGAGGTCAAGGACCGCGACAGTGCCCGCGAGCGGGATGTCGAGTTCATCAAGCGCGGCGTGACCAACAACCGCGCCAACCTGATGTTTTTCTTGGCCGTCGTGATGGTCGGCGCAATGGTCTGGATTGTCTGGAAAGACCAGAGCATCAACGAGTACGTCAAAGGCATCTTTACTTTGGTTCTGGGCCGTTTTCTGGGCTACCTGGACAACATCTATTCCTTTGAGTTTGGCACCACACGCGGCTCCAAAGAGAAGGACGAGACCATTAAACAGCTGACGAATGGAGGCACTAAATGAGCCTGGTCCGTGAGCAATGTGCCTTTCTGCGTGACGTTGGCAAGCTCGTCGAGTTCGCCTGCTCCCAGGGCTTCCTGGTGACCGCTGGCGAGCTCTACCGCACCCCTGAACAGCAGCAGATTTACGTCAAGACTGGCCGCAGCCAGACGATGAACTCGCTGCATTTGAAGCGCCTGGCGGTGGACTTCAACTTCTTCCTGGATGGCAAGCTGGTCTACGACAAGAAGGTTTTGGCCCCGATCGGAGCCTACTGGGAATCGCTGCATCCGCTCAATTCCTGGGGCGGAAATGGCATCAAATTGGTCGATACGCCGCACTTCAGCCGAGGTGATGGCAAGCCTGAATGGAGACGTGTAACATGAAAAATACCCCTGTATGGGACAAAAAGCGCCCCAAGAGCCTGGGAAAACCCAAGGCTTTGACGCCTGCAAAGAAGGCTGCCGCCAAGCGCGCAGCCAAGAAAGCGGGACGTCCGTACCCCAACCTTGTTGACAACATGCGCGCTGCGAAGGGCTGATATGGCACTCCTCAGACTGTTCCTCAAGCCTGGCGTGGATAAGCAGAACACCGAATACGGCGCTGAAGGCGGCTGGGTGGACAGCGACTACGTGCGCTTTCGCTATGGCCTGCCCGAGAAGATGGGCGGCTGGACGCAGTTCGGCAATACCACCGTCAACTTTGTAGGCTCTGCCAGTGACATTTTCACTTGGAACGGCCTGGATGGTGCACCCTACGCGGCCATCGGAACAAACCGCAAGGTCTATGCTTTCTACGGTGGCGCATGGTCCGACATCACGCCCATTCGTGCCACAGGCTCTAGCACTTTTGACACCACCAACGGCCTGACCACAGTGACCGTGAACGATGTGGCGCATGGCGCAACAGAGGGCGACTTTGTCACCTTCAGCAGCGTCACTGGTAACCCAGGAGGTATTCCCAATGCTGACCTCACCAACGAATTTGAAATTCAGTCAGTGCCTGACCCTGACCACTACACCATCATCTCGCCGACCCAAGCGACCTCAACGGCAGCAGCGGCCGGATCGGCCACAGCGACCTACCAGATCAACGTCGGTGGAGACATCAGCTTCGTAGACTTCGGCTGGGGTACTGGTACCTGGGGCCTCTATACCTGGGGCACACCGCGCCCTGCTTCTGCGTCTCTGTCTCTCTTGGCACGGGTCTGGCAGTTTGACAACTACGGCGAGAACCTGATTCTGCAGCTGGTAGATGGCGGCATCTACGAGTGGGCACCAAGCGGGGGCCTCGGAACGCGGGCCACGGCCATTGCAGGCGCGCCCACCAAGAGCAAATTTGCACTGGTCTCAACCCCTGACAGGCACCTGGTGTGTTTTGGCACGGAGTCCACAATAGGTGACCCAACAAGTCAAGACCCGATGTACGTGCGCTTTTCTTCGCAGGAAAACATCAACGACTTTGTGGCCACTGCAACCAATACAGCTGGTGGCCAGCGCTTGACTGACGGCAATGAGATCATCTCGGCGCTGCGTTCACGCGGTCAAATTTTGATTTGGACTGACACGTCAATTCATGGTCAGCAATACCTTGGGCCGCCCTACACCTTTGGCTTCCAGCAGTTGGGTGCCAACTGCGGCATTATCGGCCCGCACGCGTCTGCTGACGTGAACGGCGTGGCGTATTGGATGAGCAAGGACGCGTTCTTTGTGTTTGACGGTACGGTCAAGAAGATTCCCTGCACAGTGCAGGACTATGTCTTTGAAGACCTGAACATTGCGCAGGCCACTTCAGTGAACGTGGGCATCAACACCCAGTTCAACGAGGTGACGTGGTTCTATCCATCCTTGAGCAGCGACTACATCAACCGCTTTGTGACTTACAACTACATGGAAAACGTGTGGTCGATTGGTACCATGGCGCGCACTGCCTGGACGGACATCGGCACCTTTGAAAAGCCTTTGGCTACAAAGTACGATCCACTAGACACCGAGGCCACCATCACGCCAATCTACGGCCTCACAGCAGGCCGCAGTCACTTGTACAACCAGGAAGACGGTGTGGATGCCAATGGCGAGCCCATCGAGGCCTATGTGTACTCAGGCTACTTTGACATCGGCGACGGTGACCAGATGATGCTGATGCAGAAGTTCATACCTGACTTCAAGCGCCAGGTCGGCGGCATCGTTGTGCACCTGCGTTTGCGCCCCTATCCACAGGCCTCTGCTGTGCCGAGCTCCTTGGACCCGTATCCGATTTCTCCCGACACGGAGTTTGTCAGCACGCGTGCGCGCGGTCGCCAGATTCAGTTGCGCATTGAAAGCGATGAGTTGGGGGGCTGGTGGCGCTTTGGCACGATGCGCGTTGACATCCAACCGGATGGCCTTCGATGAGCAAGATCAACAACGTCCGCCTGCCCAACGCGTCGCCGTCGGGCTACGACCCAGCGCAGTTCAACCAGTTGGTGCGCTCGCTCGAGCAGGTGATCTTCCAGCTGAACAACACCTACACGCCCACCACCAGCGACAACGTCAACCAGGCTGTGTCGTTCTACGAGGGTGGTGGAAACAATGCAGCGGTGAACGTGGGTCAAAACACATTGCTGCCAAACGGCTCGTTCTACAGCACGGTTAGCCAGTATGCGGCGGTCATCAACACGGCCTACGCCGTGACATTTAGCAACACGGTGACTGCTTACGCAACATACGTGGGAACACCTACCTCGCGTGTTTATGTTGACGTGGCGGGCGTCTACAACTTTGAGTTTTCCTTGCAGCTGGACAAGACATCGGGGTCTAGTGGAAACATTTGGATATGGCCCAGGGTCAATGGTACTGACATCCCAAACAGTGCAACAAGGCTTGCTATTCAAGGTACTTCAGCTGAGGTCGTAGCAGCGTGGAACTTCCTGTTGGACGTCAATGCGGGGGATTATTTTGAGTTGATGTGGGCAGTGGATGACATCAATACCCATATTTCAGCTGAGGCGGCCACTGCGTTTTGCCCAGCGATTCCGTCAGCGATTTTGACGGCAACCTACGAATCCGCATTGAGGTAATCATGGCCAATAAATATTTTCGAAAAGCGCTGATCCCGAGTGCAGCCACAGAGACAACGATCTACACCGTTCCTGAAGGGAACATGACGATTGCAAAGTCGCTGCGCATCACCAATGTCAACGCATCGCGGGCCTTGATCACCGTGTCGCAATACGACGAAGGTGCAGGCTCAGAACATTTTTTGTTGAAGTCGTACATCCTAGCTCCAAACGCCACGATTGACGTTTTCAACGGCGTTCCCCTGGTGTTGCAAGGCCTGGATACCCTACGGGTCGAGGCCAGCGTCACCACTGTGCACTTTTATCTGTCCTATCTTGAGATTGATAGAGCGTAATGAGTGGACAAAACTTGACTTTTTGTTGGATAATTTCAGCCATTAACGCGTCCTTTCCCGGCGCGCAGCCCACCATGAGGCTCTTGGCAAAAATTGGAAAGGACTACCATGGCAAATG